CCGTTTCTGTATCGGCGAGCTGTAACGGCGTCAAATCTACTTCCGCGATCATGCGCCTCGACAACACCTGGGACACGAAGACTCTCGCCTTCCACGGCGGCGTGTACAACCAGATCGATTACTCCGAGACGACCGATCCTGAGGACGGTTCGATTTGCGTGATCAGTGATTTATCCATCACTCACGGGTAAGCCCAACCAGCGCCGCGTCAGCCTGACGATAACTGCCCTATACCGGTGATGGTTGAGGAAGTGGGTGGTCACTTCTAATCCGGTTAACCCACCCGAGCACCTGGTACTCCCCAGCACCAGGCCGCATCGGAGTGTGATCTGAATGCGCAGGCTGATGCGAAACGACGCAGGCTCACAAGTGCGGCGCCGATGGGCGAAAGCTGATCGGCTCAGTTGAACCTGACACTTCACACGCAAGCCGGAGATCAGCGCCGGCCAGATCACACCCTGATGCGGACGAATTCTGCACCGCGCAACGCGGCCCCCTGCATCGCTTATCTGAAAAGTGGATCGCGCCAAATGGCCCGCGGTCCATATGTTTAAAACGGACGGGCGGCCCTCGCCTACTCCACCTCGCCACTTGGAGGCGATCATGAACGCAACACAGCTTGCTCAGTTGAGACTTGAACGCCGTCTGCCGCCTCCAGTGAGCGAAAGCCCGCACGATAATGCTCGGGCGGAATGGATTTACAACGCTGCCGAGGAGTTGCTGCGCGGCAACAATGTGTCATTCCAGCGCCGCATGCGTGCTCCACAGGGCGTGACTGCTGAGGAGTTCGCTTTGGCGGTCGACGAGTACGTGAACAACCGGCTCGCTGATAGCGAGGTGCATACCCCGGCGCTTGGCTGGCTGCTGATCACGACGGCAATTGGCAGCGCGGACAAGACTGCGGTGGCCGAGTTGTTGGGCCGCAGCGACCACCCGCTGGGCAAGCTTGGCGAAATCGCCGAGATGCTGCTTCAGCCACTCGCAGACGATGCGCTGATCGCCCAGGCCGAGGATGGCGCGCTGTGAGCCCGCACATAGCGATCGATAATGACATCGATGAGCTTGCCTGCGATACCTGCCCTCCCCTCTATGAGGTGCTTGCCCTGCGCAACATCGCCAGCTTCCTGCAGGCGAACACGATCACCATCGAAGAATTCCACCACTACTGCGAAAGGCTGAATCGTGCGGTTGCGAGCCGGCCAAGGAGTTGCAATGAGCACTGCACCGGTTAAAACGCTGATTGACGAGCAGATTGAAGAGATCGAATCGAAGCTGATCATGCTCGGCTTCGGCCTTCCGTTTAACGAAGTGATCGGCATGTCGCGTGAGCGCAAAGTCTCGAGCCTGCCTCAGCGCTTGGCGGCAACCATGAAGGGCGGCCGCATCGCGGTAAGGGTTCGGCCTTGACCGGCTACCAGCGCGCTAAGCGCCTCTACACCTGGCGCGGCTCCGCCATCGCCCTTCTCTTCTTCACTGCCTGGATGCTGGCAAGCGCCTACTCCGGCCAGCTCACCCAATAACACATACCTTTCAAACGCTGCGAGCATCGCGGCAAGGGTTCCCCATGTCCGCAGTAATGAAACAGGTCGACCAAGCGCCGGCCATGTCTGAGTCAGCACTTGTCGAGGTTCTGAGCGGCAGCCTGTACCCGGGCGCCGCGCACAACTCGGTCGTAATGGTCTTGGCCTACTGCCAGGCCGCGCACCTGGACCCGATGCTCAAGCCGGTCCACATCGTCCCGGTCTATCAGAAAGGCCGCGGCATGGTCGACGTGGTAATGCCGGGGATCGGCCTCTACCGCATTCAGGCGGCGCGCACCGGGCAATACGCCGGCATCAGCGACCCTGAGTTCGGGCCATCGATCACCACGAAACTGGCAGGTGTCGAGGTCACCTATCCGGAGTGGTGCCGGGTCACGGTGAAGCGGCAGATGTCGAACGGGCTTGTTGCCGAGTTCACCGCAAGCGAGCGCTGGATGGAGAACTACGCAACGGCCGGGAAAGACACTGCTGCGCCGAATGCCATGTGGAAGCGCCGGGCCTTTGCCCAGCTCGCCAAATGCGCCGAGGCCCAGGCACTGCGCAAAGCGTTCCCAGAAGTCGGATCAGCTCCAACCGCCGACGAAATGGAAGGCAAGTCATTCGAAGAGCCGGCGCGCGACGTCAGCCCGCAACAGCAGGCCCAGCCCGAGCCAGAGGCGTTGCCCACTTACCCGGATGACCTGCTCGACGAGAACCTCATCAAATGGCAGCCGTTGATTGACGCCAACCGCACCAGCCCCGAACACCTGATCGCGACCATCAGCAGCAAGTACACGCTGAGCGACGCGCAGAAAGAAAAAATCACCAACCTGAAAGCCCTCGACGGAGATCAAGCATGAAAATTCATAACGTAGCTCAAGGCTCCGCCGAGTGGCACGCCCTCCGCGCCCAGCACTTCACCGCATCCGAAGCGCCGGCAATGATGGGCGCCTCGAAGTACCAAACCCGCACCGATCTGCTGACGCTGAAAAAGACCGGCATTGCGCCAGAAGTCACACAGTCGCAGCAGTACATCTTCGACAAAGGCCACGCCACCGAAGCGCTGGCCCGGCCACTGGTTGAAGTGATGATTGGCGAAGAGCTCTACCCGGTCGTGGGCACTGAGGGCAACCTGCTCGCCTCCATGGATGGTGCAACGATGCTCGGCGAGACGCTGTTCGAGCACAAGCTCTGGAACGAATCGTTGGTCGCCCAGGTGCGCGCCGAAGATCTGGCCCCTCACTACTACTGGCAGCTTGAGCAGCAGCTGCTGGTGAGCGGCGCCGAGCGCGTGATCTTTGTGTGCTCTGACGGCACCGCCGAGAACTTCGTGAGCATGGAATATCGCCCGGTCGCCGGTCGTGCCGCTCAGTTGGTCGAAGGCTGGAAACAGTTCGAGGCCGATCTTGCCGGCCACGAAGTGGCGGATGCCCCGTCGATCGTTGTCGGCAAGGCCCCGGACGAGCTGCCAGCGCTGCGCATCGAGTTGACCGGCATGGTTACCGCCAGCAACCTCAAGGTGTTTGAGTCGTCTGCTCTGGCGGTCATCGATTCGGTGAAAACCACGCTAACCACCGACCAAGATTTCGCGGACGCGAAAAAGGCTGTGAAGTGGTGCGGTGACGTTGAAGACGCTGTAACCACAGCGAAGAAGCAGGCGCTCGCGCAAACCCAAACCATCGACGAGCTGTTCAGCTCGCTGGACCGGATCAGCAAGCACGCCCGGGAAACTCGCCTGAAGGTCGACAAGTTGGTGAAGGCTCAAGAGCTTCTGGTGAAGACCAACATCAAGCAGAAAGCCGAACAGGCGCTGAATGATCACGTCGCAGCCATCAACAAGACCTTGGGCAACGTGACCCTGCCGGCAGTGGCCGCCGACTTCGCGGGAGCCATGAAGAACAAGCGCACCATCGCCAGCTTGCAGGATGCGGTCGATACCGAACTGGCGCGTGCCAAGATCGACGCCAGCCAGATGGCCGACGCCATTCGCCTGAACCTCGAAAGCCTGCGCACCCTGGCCGCCGACCATGCCTTCCTGTTTGTCGATGCTCAGCAGCTGGTGATGAAGGCCAACGACGACCTTGTCGCGCTGATCAAGGTTCGGATTGCCGAGCACCAGAAAGCCGAAGAGCAGAAGGCGGAAACCCAGCGTGAGCAGATCCGGAAAGAAGAGCTGCAAAAAATCGAAGACGCCAAGGCGAAGCAGGTGGTTGTCGAGCCGGTTGCTGAAGTCGCGCCGGTCGTGACACCGGCACCGGCCAAGCCCGCACCAATCACCCAGACCGCGCCAAAGCCAGCGGCACCCGCTCAGCAAGCGATGAATCTCCAAGCCGAAGTGTTCGACCTATTGGACCTGGTCAAGGCCGTGGCCTATGGGCAGGCGCCTATCTCTGTGCTGACCGTCAATTGGGAAGCGCTCGACGCGATGGTCGCTGATCAGGGCCAAAACTTCAGCATGGCCGGCGTGAGGCTGGTCAAGGCGGCAGCATGAGATGGGATGCCCACAAGGCAGCTGAGCCGGCCATCGCACAGGCCCTGCATCAGTTCGCTGATGCGGGGGTCTTCGCCGCATCAAAAGCGCTGCACCGCTCAACCCGCACGCTGAACCGGATCGCCATCGAGCATGGCGTCGAGTTTTCGACCAGCACCGCCAAGACGATGGAAGTGCGTCGCCAGAACAGGGCCTCAATGGTGACTCAGATAAAGGCCTTGGCCGGCACCAGGTCGCAAGCGGAGATCTGCGCGGCCTTGGGCATCACTCGGGCCGTTCTGCGCGAGCTCGCCGAAATCCACAACATCAACATCAACAGTCGTTCGAAGGGAGACTGACATGGACCCAGCTATCGCTAAAAGCTCTGAGCGTCAGAGTGAACTGGACGCCGCAAAGGCAGCTTTCTTTGCTGCCAGTGGCTCGATCCAGCACATACCCCGCGGCATAGGTAAAGACAGCCTACGGCCGCCAGATGTACCGCCGCCGCGCTATGGCTACGGGCGGATCGCTCCAGTCAAATCAAAGCGGGGGCGACTCATCAGCATCGATGAAAAAGCCGCCTTGGCCACTCAATTGATGGAATGCAAAGCGGCCGGCATGACGCGATATAAGGCCAGCAGGCACCTCGGCATCAGCGAAACGCTATGCCGCCGGCTGATCGCCGATTACTCACTCGACTTCCCGGCTGCGACCTGATGCGTAGGATGGCCCGCGTGCAACAACGCAAACGACAAACCTGGCTGGCATTGCCGGCCAGCGGCATTGAAGAGGTATCCCATGGCAGCCGCGCAGAAAGAACGATCGGCAAAAACTGCTGCGAAGCGAAAGGCCCGCGGCGAGGAAGAGATCCGGCTGCATTGCATGGCCGGCACCCGCCAGGCCTTGGCTGAACTGATGGCCTGGAGCGGCATCGAGGAACAGGGTGAGGCGATCACGCTGTTGATTCACCACCTGCACGGCCTTGGCCCGGGCGGCGCCCTTCCCTTGCTCACCCCGCCGCGACACGGGTACGTGATACCTGAAAAGGTGTCGCGGAAATTGAAGCTGGCCTCTGAGAGAGAGGCGCGGCGCATCGGTGTCGAAGACTGATCAAAAGATCTGGTGCTGAGGGTTGCGGGCGCGTTCCTTAATCGTCCAAAGGTCAGGCTGCGTGCCCGTCGAAAGGAAGATCAGAGGGTGGGTGCTACACAGAAGGCGAACACGCTCTTCCGTGAGATTGGTGTGGCTCGCTATGGCTCTGGTTGTCCTGAAATCAGGCGAGCCGGAGACCCTTGACTCGCTCTCAAGCCATTTGTAAATGGAACCAGAATCTCGGCGATCAGACAAGAAAGATGCTCCTTTTTGAATCGCGAGAACCAGAATTGCGCCAGCAGCACCTGAAAAAAGTTCGCTCATAACTGACATATTACGCCCTCATTTCCGGCTCCATGCCGGGCCGAACACAAATATCCGAAGGTCGCCAGAAAAGCGTCAGCGATCAGGCCTTTTTTATTTCATCTGCAGCTACATTTGAAGTCTTTGCTGAATTAATTTGCACTCCCAGTCGAGCGCATCGGATTTGCAAAAGTCGTATTTCTATTCTGCTGACTATTATACAAAATAGGCTCTTATAGTACTTCACATATCCAGCAGCGTTCACATCCCACTCTTTAAGCGGCCTGCCTTCTTTTACTGCATCGGGCGTAACAGAAAAACGTTTAAAACCCGCCATAGACTCTTTTGCCAAAACAGAAAACCGTAGAGAGTCTATCTTCGCTTTCACACTTAAGTCATTGAACGAAGCGGACAACGGGGAATGGGCAAACTCATTCCTCAGCTTCCTTATTACCATCAAATCATGAAAAACATCGTCGTCAATTAGCCCAAATCCACGTGCTATCAAAACCTTAGAAGAAAATGTTCCTACAGCCCCATTCCCATCAAAACTGCTTTTTATATAGCGGTTTGATAACCCGTTGAGCAGGAAAGCCTGTTCTATATCTTCAGCAAGGTAGCCCTCCAATATCGCCGCACCGACAATCACACACCCCCTATCTGACTCTTCAATTAGATCGAATTTCTCTTTTTCAGCCATCACACATCGCTCTCAGATTATGTTCACTCGGTGCCCAAGGTTGCCTGAACCTTATTTGAGCCGCCAGTGCCTTTTTTGTGAGCTTCCACTACCACGAATCACGCAAGCCGGTGGCAATCGGCTGTCTGGAGCAAATATGAATCCCTACCTGATCACCGGCCCGGCCCAGATCGGCATCAGCGGTGGTCGCACCAGCGGGCACATGGTCTACAAAATTCTCGAAGCGCATGGCGGCGCCCTACCGGAAGACGTGCACCTGTTCTTCCAGAACACCGGCAAGGAGCGCGAGGAAACGCTGATCTTCATCGATCAGATTGCCAGGCGCTGGAACGTGAACATCGTCTGGATGGAGTGGTGCCGCGTGTACGGCCAGCCGGATGATGCGCCCTGGTACAGGCTGGTGGACTTCGAAACCGCCAGCCGCAACGGTGAGCCATTCACCATGATGCTCGAGTATTACGCCGCGTACCGGAAGGCAGAAAAGAATTTGGAGCCGGTGCTGCCAAACTTCTCGAACAACATGTGCACCGCGTACCTGAAGATCAAGATCGGCGAGAAGCACATGCGCTCGCTGGGTTACGACGAGTGGGACTGTGTAATCGGCATCCGCAAGGACGAACCCGGACGCTACCACCGGATGATGGCCGCCAATGCAAAGGGCGGCACCCGGTGGGACAACGTCTGCCCTTCTTATACCGCAGGTGTCACGAAGGAAGACGTCGCAGCATTCTGGCAGGCGCAGAACTTTGACCTCGGCATGGATTCCGACCTGGGCAACTGCGACCTATGCTGGAAAAAAGGCGAGGACAAGCTGTTCAAGGCAATTCAGGCCGAGCCGGAACGGGTGATTTTCTGGTCTGGCGCCGAGGAGAGGTTCAACCAGGTCTTTCGCATGGACCGCCCGAAGTACTCTCACTTGGCCTGGTACGCGGAAAACTACAAGGGCCAGATGGATGCGTTTGGCTATTCGGAAGACATCGACTGCTTTTGCGGCGACTGACCTATCTCGCCAATTGATTCACCGGCTCAGGCCCGTAGGCAAGATCACGCCACTGCGCCAGATCAGCAATTAGGCGAAGTCCTGCGCGAGCATCTGCCTCAAGCCTTTCGGGCGGGAGGCTGAGCCGCCGCACCACCTCTTCTCCGATCAGACGAATCGCTTCCACATCGACTTTCGCACTCATCACCGCCACCGTTAGGTTTGCGTCAGGTGCAAATCATCATCCGAATTTACGAATCACGCCAGCTTGTCTATTTGTATTGCATGTTGGCAGACATCAGCCAGTAAAGATCCCAAACGCTCTGAAAAAACTGCTCGTACTCAACTAGCGGAATAGCTGAGCGGCTTGCGTCGAACGAAATGATTTTCTCGAAAAGAGATCGAGTCTCTTCTATCGGAAATTCAGAGGGCTGCAGCGGCGCAAGTTCACTGATCACGACCTGGACACGATGTGGAACGCTACCACCTGTAGCCATCGCCTCTAGCGCCTTCGTCAATCGCTCAACCGTATTGCGTGGATCTTTCACAGCCTCACCTCTATTTCCATAAACCATCGAACTTCCGACTATACCCGTCGAGGATCCCCTATGTCCGCACAACAGAAACTGCCTCAGTTCATCAACCGCCAGCCAAGCATGGGCCTGCCATTCGAAAAGGAACTGGTGGTGGATCTGTTCGCCGGTGGCGGTGGTGCCAGCACCGGGATAGCTCGGGCGTACCGGGAGCCGGATGTCGCGGTAAACCACAACCCGATCGCCCTGGCGGTTCACCGCGCCAACCACCCGCAGACGGCGCATTACGTTGCGGATGTGTTCGAGGTCGATCCGGTACACGCCACCGGTGGCCAACCGGTCGGCATCCTCTGGGCTTCACCGGACTGTCGGCACCACAGCAAGGCCAAGGGCGGCGCGCCGCGTGACCGAGGGGTGCGCGGGCTCGCCTGGGTGGTTGTTCGGTGGGCGCACGCCACCCGGCCGCGCCTGATGTTCCTGGAGAACGTCGAAGAGTTCTGCGACTGGGGCCCGATCGACGAAGACGGCCAGCCAATCAAGGCCGAGCGCGGGCGCACCTTCAAGGCATTCATCGCCGCACTCAGCACCGGGCTGGCGGCTGATCACCCCGATATGCCGGAGATCCTGCAATCGATCGGCGAATACGTACCGGCGGAAAGATTGGTGCGCGGCCTCGGCTACAACGTCGAGTGGTGCGAGCGCATCGCGGCCAACGCCGGCACCCCAACGATCCGTAAACGGTTATACCTGGTGGCTCGCAGCGACGGAAAGCCAATTGTCTGGCCGGCGCCGAAGCGCCACAAAGTGCCGACGGCGAAACAGCAGCCTTGGCGCACCGCCGCCGAGTGCATTGACTGGAGCAACCTCGGCCGCACGATCTTCCGTGAAAAGCCGATGGCGGTGAACACCATGCGCCGGGTGGCCAAGGGTTGCTGGCGGCACGTGCTGACCAGCGCGAAGCCGTTCATTGTGCCGATGCGCGGTACCTCGAACGCACACACCAGCACCCACGGCGTCGACGAGGCATTGTCGACCATCAGCGCCGGCGGTACGCATCACGCACTGGTGCAGCCAGTAGCGGCGCCGTTCCTCACCGAGTGCGCCAACGGGTCATCCCAACGCAACTTCGACGCGCAAGAGCCACTGCGCACGCAGGTTGCCCAAGTCAAAGGCGGACACTTCGCGATGGTCGCCGCGCACATGACAGCCTTCGGGCAGAACGCCGTCGGCAGCTCGCCGGACGAGCCAACACAGACCGTGCTGGCCGGCGCCGCGCGACACGGTGTCGTCGCTGCGTTCTTCGAACAGGCGAATGGCGGGTATTACAAAGGCGATGGCCGTTCGGCCTACGACCCGATCTCGACTATCTGCCAATCAGGCGCCAACCAGCGGTTGGTGAACGCCTATCTGGTGAAGTACTACGGCAACGAGAAGGACGGCATATCGCTCACCGAGCCGATGCACACCCTGCCAACGAAGGACCGGGTCGCACTGGTCGAGGTAGTGCAGGTGCCGGACACACTGACGCTGGAGCAACTGGAAGGCGCCCGCCGCTGCGCCGCGTTCATGCACGAACATCTGCCGGAACACTTCAAAGACCCGGCCGATTTGGTGATGGTCGGCGGTTATGTGCTGGTGGATATCACGCTGCGAATGTTGCAGCCGCCTGAGTTGAAGGCCGCCCAAGGCTTCGACAAGGACTACATCATCGATCGCGGCCTGTTTGTCGACCCGGTCACCGGTACCGAAGAGTGGCGAGACATCAACAAAACGGACCAGGTCCGGCTGATCGGCAACAGCGTCTGTCCGGACGAAGCCGAGGCACTGGTCAGTGCCAACGCCTCTGACATCATTGAGCTCTACCAGCGTCTGGCAGCATAACGAAAGGAGTACATCCGTACCCCGCTCGCAAAATTGCTCCCTCCCCCTTCAAAGTCAGCCGCATCCTGACTGGAACAGAAAATCTTAACTCCGCCTAGAAAATCTTAATTTTCGGCACTTTCTCTCAATTTTCCTTAATTCAAAGTCAGCCGCTATAGCGGCAAAGGAAAGGTATTGACCATGGAAAACAAAATCGCCGAGCCGCTGAAGGTTGAGCGATCGACAGTCGCCAAGCTGGTGATCACCGGCGCGCCGAATCTTGACCCCATCACCGTGTTCCTCGAAGACCTGGCCCCGCGCAAAGGAAAGATCACCGTCAACTGCTGGGACAAGAGCTGGCACGCCTATTGGGGTGGGATGTGGGACGGCTTGAACATAGGCCAGTTCTTCTGTGAACTGAACGCGAGCTACATCATTGGCTACTTCGATAAGGATCTGAGCTCCCGACGGTTCAGCGGCAACGCGCTGACGGACAAGGCGAAAAGCCTGATTCTGCAACAGCGAAGGGAGCGCGAGATTGATCAAGGTGAGGCGCGCGATCTGTTTGACGAAGCGGAAGACGTCAGGCAGGTGAACTCTATCGATCATCTTGCAGGTGCTCACTACACATTCATGCGGCAACTGTTCGGTGATGAGTGGTGGCATCTGGGTAACGATTCAACCGAGCTGAATCCTGACTGGTCCTACCTCGAGCAAATCATCTTCGCGGTGCAGCAGGCGCTGCGCCAGGATCAGCAGCAGGAGGCAGCATGAAACGCCTCTACCTCAGCCCCATGACTGCTCGCCCCTAATCGCGATACGTTAAACGTCGATCAAGCGAGCTGCCTGGTTCGAATCGATGATTGGAATCGCCCCAGTGCCTTGATGTTCTGAAAACCACTTCCGCGTTAATTCCA